CAGCCCGGCTTGCACAGGTTCTGGTTCGTCAACTGGCAGGATGGCGCCCGAGCGCAGGAATGGTTTCGCTTCGATCTCCATCAAATACACAGTCCCGTTTTTGACCGGGTAGGTATTTCCCTCGAAGGAAATCCAACGTGCCTCACTGGCAACCAATTTGTAGGGCTTTGCAGCGTTATTTTGGGGCATTTCTCAGGCCTTGATCAACAGTGCCAGGTATTTATGAGTGTGCAGATCCGTCAGGGAGGATTGGGTGATGACGTTCGCGCCGGTGCTGCTGGAAAACTTGCTGCGCTGATCGCTGAAATCGGCTGTGTCGATCACTGCGGCCACTGTGTCAGCGGCCAGTGCGCCCGTCAGGGTGCATGCCAGGTTGGGAGTTTCCCCGCTGCCGTCCACACCGCTGAACGGCAAGATACGGAAAGCACCGGAAGCGATGTGCTTGGCGGAGATCCCGGCCGCGTAGGCGGCTTCATTGGCGCTCATTGCGGCTGCTACATCATCGGGTTGGTAGATATTGGTATCCGCGGCCTTGCCGTTTTTGAAAAACGCCAGGAGGCGGTTCATTTGGGCTGAAAAGATCATTTCGATCTCCGTCTTGGTCTGGGGGCAGCCACCTTGCGATGACTGCCCCCGTTATAGGGTTAGCGGGATCAGGCGTTGGCGATGTTGGTGATGATGCCCAGGCTGGGCGGGAAGTAGTGCGCGAAGGCGCCATCCGCGTACACACCGGTTTCGTACTTGCGGGTGCGCTGCGGCCACTCGATCTGGTAGTAATCCTGGCGCATCAACATTTCCATCACGTTTGGAACGTTGTTGATCGGGTAGGGCAGTTGTTCGGTCACGGCCGCCATAGTACCGGCAGGCAGCCATGGGTGAATCTCGATCGGGATGAACTTGCTGTTGCCGCCCATGGCATATTTGTTCAGGTACTTGCTGACCATGGCACCGGCCGTGAAATCTCCACCAGCGGCGACACCCATCAAGGGCACAACCACGCCGCCGCTGCCAACGTTGGAAGGCGCTTTCAGCAGTTTCTTGGTAATGTTGACGGCTTCCTGCGCGTTGACGTACAGCGTGGTTGGGCCTAACTTGTAGTTTGTCCACATACTCTCCAGCATGGCGTCAATTTCCGAGATGCCGCCCGCGTTATCAGCGGTCAGACCGGTCCCGGTTCCGGCTGTGCCGGTGGCCATGTTATAGATATAGGCATTCGAGCCGCTGGCCCAGGCCGATGAGAGAATGCCGTCATACCCAAGCAGATTCAGCGAGTAATCAGCGGTGATGGCGCTGGATGCCTGGTGAGTGGTGGTGACGGCCGTCAACTTGACGCTGTTGATGGTGGTGATGGCCTGCAGCTTCATGGCCGCCGAATGCACGCCCACATACCAGGCATAGGCCACGGCCCCCGCTACAACCGGGGTGCTGAGCTTGAGGGTGCTGGCTCCGCCGCTGGTGGCGGCTGAGGTAGTGATGGCTGAAAGCGCGCTGGAGCCACCGCCGTAGGTGAAGGCCGCGCCGCCATCTGCCGGGGTGACGGAGACTTGCTGCACAACCCCGCCCGCCAGTGAGGAAGCCAGGTAACCGGCGTGCGTCAGGGCTACAACCGCGCAGTCATAACCGCCCGCCTGCGCACCGATCGTGCCGCTGTCCGCATCCGCTGCTACAACGGTCGGAGCGGTGGGAGTGCCGAGCGCCACGGACAGGTTGCTGCCCAGAATGGCGAATTCTTCTTCCAGCATGGTGGCCCACAGCAGGCGCTGGGCCTGGGTGGCGCGGATATCTTCAAAACCCTGCGCGGCCCGTTCGGCCTCGTAAGTGATGGCGTCTTCCATACCGATGGTCTTGAACGGCACGGATTTATCATCGGTTGCAATGGCCATGACGCCGTTGCGGCTGCCTTCCGGCACGAAGCCCCGCAGGCTGTTGGTGTTGATGGCCGTCACGCGCTTCCAGTTGGCGCCAGTACCGGCGTTGCCTGGTTTGCGCGGCAGTTTGTTGCGGATGGGGGTCAGTACTGGGAAGAGGTTCTTGGCCGGAGCCTGCAGGTTGTATGCCACCAGGCCGGTGGCCTGGGTTACGCCGGTCTTGGCCAGGATGCCATTATCAGGCGCGGAAACCGCTTTCTTGAATTCAGCCACGGCTTCCTGGGACAGTTGCGAAAGATTTTCTAACATGGTTTTGATCTCCTAAGGATCAGGGTTAAAGTTTTGCAGGTTGGGTTTGAACCGCCTTGATTTCCAGGCGCGTGATTTCAGCCTGTAAAGCCTGGCGGGTGGTCGGGTCGTTTTCGCGCTTGAGCATGTCTTTCAGGACAGTCGCCTTCTGCATCTCAGCCATGGCCTGCGGAGTGATCGCACCCAGATCGCGCAGCACGGGACCAGAGGAACCGCGCTTCTCGAGGGTTTCAACCGAGATGGCGATCTGCGCCAGGTCGCTGCTGATGGTCTTCTTCAACGTCTCGATCTGTCCTTCAAAGGCCGTCTTTTGATCGGATAAGGCTTTCTGCAAATCGGCTGTCTCGTTGGGGCGCAAGGTTTGCGCCCAGGTTTTGGTTTCGCCGATCTGCTTCTGCATCTCATCCATGCGCATGGCCATGCTCATCGGTTGTGCGCCCTTGGCTTCCACCAGCCCCAGTGACATCAACAGATCAATGACAATGGCTTTGACCGCTTCCACATCCAGTTCAGCCTCATCTCCATCAGGCTCTGTTTGCCCATCCGCTTCGCTGGAAGCGCTGTCGGGCTGCTGGTTGGGTTCGCTGGCCGGTTCCGCTGTCTTGTCTGTTGATTCAGCCTGGGCTGATTGATTTTCATTGGCTGTATCTTCGTTTGGATTGGCGAACTTGCGCAGCTCGTTGGATCCATCCGCCTTGATCACTTCAAAGGTCGCGTCCGGGATGCACGGGCTGTCTACCAGGCTGATCTCGGTTGGGATGGCCTCATAGCGCACCGCACCCTTGAGCAGTGGGTCAGACCACTTCTCGCCGTAACGGCCGCCGATGCTGAAGCCGGAGTACACGCCCTTCTGGACCTTCTCCCAGGCGGCGTCATCCACAATTTCAACGCCCACGTAGATTGCCTTCTCCACATCGCGCGGATCAAATTCGATCACCCGCCCGACCGCCATCAACTGGCCGCCGTGCATGGCGCGCACATTTCCAAGGCTTTTGCCCTGCGAAGCTTTTTCAATGGTCTTGGACCATCGTTCAAAGTTGGGCTTGCTTTTGGCATAGTCCATGATCTCGGGTGGTTTGCCGCCATCTGGTTGTTCGATGGCCGCGTATCCCCACACCTGGCGTTTCTCCAGGTCAACTTTTTGAAGGGATAAGAACTTTTGCATCGTCATAATTGCTCCTGTTGGGGTGGACACTTGTCCCGGATGTTTTTGCCGGAACGGCGTCCGCCCGAAAATAAAAAAGCGCCTGGAATGTGATGGCTTTTGCCAACTTCATTCCAGGCGCTTATGCTTCCGTCTGCTGTTATGGGGGCGGTTGAACATTCAACCGTTGAATATAGAATTATTGTACAGCATTTCCCTGAATTTTAAAAGAGTCAACTTTCAAGGGTGGGATCGGCGTAAACATGAGCGTTTTTGCTTCTTCTTCCGGGACGATCGTTCCCAGGGCATGTTCATGTTGTGCCTTGACCATCTGAGTGATATTGACTTCCATCCTGACCCATTCATAAAAAAAATTGGTGACCAGGTTATCGATCATCTTCTGGCTTATCGGCGGCCTTTACTGATGCTCTCCGCCACTTCTTTGACAGCTTTCTTGAACAGATCCTTGATCTCCTCTCGTTTCTGATCCAGCGCTACAAAGAAATACGGGTGCGGCTGGGTGCCGTTCTTGCGGATACCCGCCCATATAGCCCGCGCGGCCTTCTGGTTTTCATCGATGTTCTGTTGCTTACTGCCAATGCGCCGTTGGGTTTTCAGGTTATATACACCTACCAGGTGTTTGGTTTCCACCCACTTATAGAGAGGTTGGCCAGGCCGTGTAATGGATAGTGGTGGGGTATAAGCCTGGTGTCCAGCAGCCGGACCGGTTCCGTATTCCACATATTGAGCATACGGAATTCCGCCTGACCCAACCAGACCAATGATCGCATCATCGCTGACTTCCACGCCATGATGAATGGCATCTCGTAAATTACCAGATGATCCAACGCTGTCATTCGCTGTCAGATTTTCCTTGATTTGAGCTTCCAGCAAGAGAACGGATTTGGTAATGGTATCCTTGATGGGAAGGTAAATTTTATCGTTGACATTTCCCATGTCGCCAATCTGTTTGACCAGGTTCTCCAGCCCCTGGATTTCTATGATTTTATGTATCATATTGAACCTCGATTCGGCTATGCTATAATTACTTTAAAGATTGTGTTGCTGGTGCAATTGCTCGCATAAAGCACACCGCAAGGAGATACATGCCCCGCGCAAGCATGTGCAACACAATTTTTTTAATTTAAATCATCAGTTACGTAAGCAGTCACAACATAGGGGGATGACGGGTTGCTATTATTGATAACAACCCTTATCCAAAGATTATTCCCAATATCACTTTTTTCAGGATATTTTCCATACATCCAGACGTTTTCATCATTACGATTGGTGACACGCTCAGGATTTACAAGCGTTTGGACAATGTCATCCAGTCGGATAGGTTTTTGCGGATGTCTTGTTTGCCAGTGCCGTACCCGTTCGCCAGTCACGCGCACGCCATTGACATTGGTGTAAGTATTGATGTCGGTCAATTGGTCGATGCTGTCACGCAGATCGTTGTTCAAAGCCGGGTCATCCATCTTCCTGGCCTGATCAATCGTCACCGGCGCAATGGCGCACCGGCAGTTCGGGTGGCGCGGGAGCTGGCCATCTCCAAAAGTGGGGTCAAAAAAGAAAGGCTCACCAATCGGCTTGATCACGCCATTCAACGCCTGGCAATCCAGGCAGGCGCCACTCTGCCCATCCAGCCATTTAAGACCGCGCACCATGCCGCTATCAATGTAACTCTTGATCGCACCTTGCGTGTGTGCCCGGATCACCTCGGTGCGCGCAATCGTCTCGGCCCGGCTTTGGCTGAAAACCCGCTGGCCCTGGTCATCCGTCAGGTTCTGCAGCTCGTCGCGGATTTCAAAAACTGTTTTTCCATCACTCAATCCCTGGATAATTTGCGAACGAATATCATCCTTGATACCATCCGTTACATTGGTAACCAGGTTCCCGGCATTTTCTGATGCCCAGGCTGTCACCGCGGGCTGCAAATAATCCCATGAAAGCGATATACCCAACTGGCGTTCAACAGTCAGCTTGCCCCGCGCTGCGGCTTCTACACTTCCATCCGTCAAAATCTGCTGCAGCAGATCGCTCTCAAATTGCCACCATTCGCCATCATCCATCACCGCCAGTACCTGCCCGGCATTGACCTTCTGCACTTCATCCCGGCATAAATGCTTGATCAGTTCCTCGAACCACTGGTAAAGTCTCCTGGCTAATTTGCCTTCAATCTCTTCCAGCGCGCCCTTCACCCCGTTCTTCTCATATTCCGGGTGATAAGGCTCCGGTTGGGGCGCATGGCGTGCGCCCTTTCCATTATGGGTATGCCCGTCGTCCGTAGCTTTTACGAAAAAAGGGCTGGCTGCCATCGACCTCCTCGACGACGGCTATCTTTTCCAAATTGGAACTGGCTTTCTCAAAGATCGCTGTCACTTCATCCGGGCTTTTGACCTTGTTCAAAGCATGCTTGACTTCAAGCATGAGAGCAGATGGGATCACCTCGCTTTCAAAGCCTGGCATCGGCCAGTTCTTCTTCATGGCCCTGACCACCTTTTCTTTCCAGATGCCCAGGTCAGCCTTCACCGCCCGCGTGAAATATGGGTTAGTCCCGGTTTCAGCACGGGACGGGTTAGTCGCCTGTTGGGGCAACCCACTGGGTCGCCCTTCTCCTGCCCCGTTGGAGCGGATGGCATCCGCCCTATTCGCTCCTGGAAGTACCCCAGCCTTCGGCAGTGCTCCCGCCGCTTGTGCCGCTGGCTTTGCCGGTCTGAAATTATTTGGCACTCCCAGCCGATCCTGCACATACGGCAGGTCGTAAGCGCCCATCTCGATATAGATCTGATCCACCTGCGCCATGTTCAGCTTGTCCGGTACCGGGTCCAATCCCACCCACTGGAATTTCAAATCCGGCCGCTTCAAATACTTGTTGATGATCAGGTTGAACAGGCTGTGCAAATATCCGGTGATCGGCCAGATCATCGAACGCATCTGCAGCTCTCCGCTGGCCGCCATGAACGATTTCCCGCCCAGCCCGGCGCCTGGCACAATCCCAAACTCCGCTGGTGCGTTCCCGAATGCCCAGCAGGCCACCTCCATCAAATACTTGTCGATCTCGGTGTGGGTCAGGTCATGCTGCTGGAAGGGATAGACCGGGTTGGAACTGCCGTTCCCGCCTGGCAGCCAGATGATCTTATTGGCGCGGTTCAAATCGCCCTGTCCCAGCGCGTTGAAATACTCCGTCCAGACCTGGATCTGCTCCGGTGTCCAGTTCTCCGGCAGGAAGCCAAAAGCGCCCGGGATGTTCCCATCCGTGAAGTAACCGATCTTCTGGGCATCCAGGCGGATGGCGGTATTGATGGCGGTCAGCACCCATTCAATCGGGCTTTCGCCATAGGGTGTGTAAACCTTGGTGTTCAGCGGCCGGTAGATCAGCGCATCCGCCGGGTAATGTGTGGTCGGAATGCCGTGCAGAACCTGCATGTATGCCGGTGCCGGGCTTTTTGGCAGCCCACCGCGGAAATCTACCAGCGGCCGGATGGTGGTGCCATCGATCAATTCCAGGACAAGCTGCCCGCTGCTCATGTTCGGATACAGCGTCACCGCGTCTGTCACCAGCATTTCCTCGATCAGCATGTTCATCCAGGCGTCATGATCGTTCACGCCGTCCGGGAACTCGAAGAAATCAATCACAGACTGCGTCTCAACCGCTTTCTCGTAGGCGGTACCGTTCACCATCACCGGCGAAGCCTTGGAGAAACGGGCGTTCGGCACGATCTCCCATTCCATCCCGCGCACCTGGCGTTTGATCAGCTCAATATTCAGTCGTATTTCCTTCGAGGCAGCGCCCAACGCCCGCAGCGCCCCAAAGGGCAGTGCGCCGTACCCTGCGCGCGGTATGTACATCAGGTTGATGCCCGGCAGGTATTGGTACATGTGCGGTTCTTCATCGCCAAACATGGGTGTGGGGGGCGTCCCAGGGTTGAACAGGCTGTTCTGGCTCATGAAGGCATTCGCCGAATCATGCAGACGCATCAAGGCCTGTGCTTTGGCGGTCAAGTCAATTTTGGTTGGGGTTGATTCCATTTGTTGTTTCCTTTTGTTTTTCAAGAAGTGCCTTATGGGCTTCGAGCTGCTGGCGGGCAAACGCGGCCATGCCGGTCTCAATCTCGCCGCTCAATTTGTTGTAGGCGCTGCTGGCGGCATCCACCTGGTCGTCATTGCGGCCCTTCGGAAAGGATAAATGCTCATCAATAAAAGCCTGGTTCCAGGACGCTTTCAGCAGGCGCACGTTGTCGGCTTCCAGCGCGCTGCTCCACGGATCCGCGCGCGTTTCCTTGTCGCCGCTCACCGGTTCAAAGTGCGCGGGCAGCCCTGCCAACGCCTTGTTGGTATCCCTGGCGCTGTCCAGGCCTGCGCTGCCCGGGTCCTGCGGGTGCCAGAGCTGCGCTACCGGTAATCGGCTGCCAAAACGTTCACGCGCTGTCAGATAAGCCAGGCGCATCTGATTGCGGCGTTCATAGGTCGACCACTGCCCGCGTATCACCAGTAGTACCCATATCCTGCGTTCCGTGTCCAGCCCCATCAGCACACCCACCGAATAATCACCCGCTCCGCTGCTGCCTGCCTGATCCCAGTACCAGACCGACTTCACAAAGCGCACATCATCCGGCAGCTTATCCACCACCGAAAACCAGTTGCGCTTGAACTTGCCGCCCGAGCGAATGAAGGGCATTTGCTGGTAAAGGCTTTGCCAGTTGTAAATATTCATATTGTCGCGGATATTTTCCAGCATCTCGCGGCTCAGCATTTCAGGACACAACGCCTCACCGGCTGCCCGCTCCAATGGATCGACCAGCGGTAGGTAAACGCCATCCAGCATCAGCTTGCGCTGGCTTTCCACATCCGCCGGGTAATCTTCAGCGCCCAACGCCAGGGCTGGCATAGCCAACACTTCCCACTTATCCGCGGCCGGGTTGGTCACCATGCTGCGGATCATGCGCCCGGCCAGGTCATCCGCGCTCCAACGGGTGTGGAACAGGATGATGGCCATGCCTGCCTGTTGGCGGCTGTAGACCTGGGACTCGTACCAATCTGCCACCAGGTCGCGGCGCCCTTCGCTTTCGGCCTCTTCACGGCTCTTGAACGGATCGTCGATCAAAACCACATGCGCGCTGCGGCCAGTGATACCGCCGCCCACACCTGCCGAAAACACCCCGCCGTGATGCGGAGCCGCCAGGCTCCATTCACCCACAGAGCGCGAATCAGAACTAAGCTTGACCGGTTCTTCACCCTTGGTGGATTTATCGCCAAAGATGTTCCGGTAACGCGGGTCATTCACCAGGTCGCGTACCGCCTTGCTGTTGCCCTGGGCGCGGCTGTCGTTGTAACTGGTCAGGATGAACTTCCAATCCGGGTGATTCCCAAGCGCCCAGGCCGGAAATAGATTGCTGGCCACCAGCGATTTGCCAACCTGGGGCTGGGTCTCGATCATCAATCGTCCGATCCCGCTTAATCCGCGTGTTTCCACATACTCAATCACCTGCGTCAGATACCTGGCAATGATCTGCTGGTGGCGGTATATCCGAAAATTGGGATTCATATATTGGCCAAAACGCAACAGATCACGCCGGGCCAGTTCCCGGCGTGCCAGCTCACGGCGCGCTTCTTCCACTCTGCTCAATTTTTTATCCATCAACCAGGTTCTCCAGGGAAACTGTTGAATCGTTTTCATAACCCGCGCCCGCCGAACGGCTCAGGATCGCATCGATCTTGCTGGATGGCACATAATCGCCGGTCAATTCCAGGAACAGCTTGCGGTCATTGTGAGACTTGTAATCCGGTTTCTCAGCCGAGGTGATCAGCGCGTCAAATACATTTGCGCGGTGCTCCAACAGCTTGGCCGCCTGTAGGTTGGTCACCATCTCCATAAGAGATGGATCTTTGGTGCGCCATTTGATGATCTGCCGGTCACTGGTCAGCCCCAATATCTCGGTGGCCAGCTCCTTCTGGGTTTTGGGGATGCGCTTGTTTTTCGGCATGCTGGCCCAGGCGATATAGGCCGCCATGCGCCACGGCCTGCCACCCTGCAGCAGCTTGATATATTCCTCGTACCAGGCTGGCAGTTCGTCCGATTCGCCGAGCGCCTTCCGGGCGGTCTCGCTGCGCAGACGCGCTTCCGCCTGGCTGATTTCCCCTTCCTCCAGCTCGTAGTCATCCACGTCAAACATCGTGGATTGCTCAAATTCATAATCACTCGGTCTGAGTTCGAGGTTTCTGAGGCGATCATTTTTAATTTGCATGGGTATTCCTTACTTGATTAACAGATCCACGCGCCCGGTCACCAGGGCGATCAGGAACGATATGATCATGGCCGTGATGATGCCCAGCAGCCATTTGCCGATTTCGGACAGCTTGTCAACGCTCTTGGTCATGTTCGTGATGGCTTCGTCGTGCTCGTCCAGTTTCTTCCAGGCAGCGTTTACCTTCATTTCGACCAATGGCTGGCATCCAGCCTGGGCCTGCTCAGTTTTGCGCAGGCGCTCGTCGAAACTCCGCAGCATTTCCTTTAGCTCGCCGAAGCCTCTGTCCACTTTCTCTCCCAACATGTCGATCTGCGGCTGCAGCGCTGCCAGGTTATCGCTATCGCTTACTCGTCTACCAGGAGGTGTCATTCCAGTCATCCTTAACCAACCGCGACCGGCTCAGTTGGCATTGACGGGACTGCTGGCTGCTTATCCCGGTTGAACTGTTCCATCACCGCCGCTTCGATCATCACATCGATCTCGCTGACATCGATATGGATTCCGCGGCTGTCCAGCCAGGCCTGGATGTATTCAATCGCGTACTGCTTTTTATCTGTGATGAACCCGGACAACTTGGCCTGCTCGGCGGCCTTGACCGCGATATCCACCACCCACAGCAGCGCGCTCAATTGCTGTTGATCCAACTTACTGGCCTCTGATCTGGCCGCCTTGACCGCCCAGTTGACCAGCGCCCCCACCAATACTGGCAGGATCGCCATCAAGATCACCTGCAAAAAACCTGAAACCATCTGCATATCAATGTTCATCTCGTGTCTCCCTTGTTGGGGCGGAAGGATTCCGCCCAATCATTATGGAAATAAAAAAGCGCTCTGGCACGTTATGTGCCAGGGCGCTCATCTCCTGCGGGTGGCCCCTCAAAGTCCGGGCCTTGCAATTCAATATTCAGTCGTTGAATATTGAATTTATTTTAAACCTCGCTGAATCTTATGTCAAGAAACTTATACAAATACTGCCAGGTCCATTCCAACTTTCGCGGCCGCCGGGCGGGCCAGGCTTGAGATTTGCTTCGCCACGATGCCTTCTTGCTTGCGCACTCGGATGATAAGGTCTCCAAAATCACGAACCGGATAAGTGCTGCTCAATTTCCAGTTTTGCTGCAGCTCGGCATATTTCGGCAAAAAGCTCTTTTGAAAATTCTCAATCCGCAGCCCAATGATTTCCTTGCTTTCCGGTTGGTAGAGCAAGGCTACATGCTCATCGATATAATGCACGATTTTGGGCGTTTTCTTCTCGACGATCAGCAACATGACTGCGTCAACCTTTGGATCAAAATAAAAGCTGGGCGCAATCTTACTGGCTGCAGCTTGTTTCCATAAATTTGTTTTTAATTCTTTTACATCCACTAAGCGCGGGAGCGTGGCTTCCATATTAATATTTCTCCATCTTTAGGTGAGTCAGTTACAAAGGATGTCACTAATTCGCCATATTCATCACTCAAGAATTCTACAACTGCCTTGATATAGTAAGGATATGTGCCCAAGCCTATCTGCTTCTGGTAATAAATATGACGCTCCGGATAATCCTTATCTTGATAAATCATCGAATAAGTTGGTTCTTCAATCGTTTTCTTAACATCTTCTTCTGAATCTTCCATTTGCGGATGTTCATCCAAAACATGAAAAATCCAGGTTTCTTCGGTGCAGACAACTCTTTTTCCGCGTGGGTCGGTGGTTTCAAATATGAAGGGCATCAGGAGGGTTTGCCGAAATTAAGAATTTGATTGCTGGAGTAATTCATTATATAACGGAAATTACAAATAATTATAAATAAATGATTAGTTTGTTAGGTAATAGGCACAAAAACAGCCCGAATCTGATCAATTCGGGCTGTTTTTCGCTACGATATCAATTAAGCGCCGACCGACACTCTCACAGGAACTTGCGCCAGCATCAGCGCGCGTGCCTCCCAATCTGGCAGGGCTTTCCCCAGGGCGTGCTGGGCGCGCGCGATCTGCTCGATCAGGTCTTCACTCGTCATGGCTGCATCCAACTTGATCCAGCTTACCAGGTAGAAATTCGTCACCAGGTTGTCGATCATGATCACCGCCTGCGGATCGAGCGGGATCAGCCGCTGGCGCAGCTTGGCGTGCAACTGCCAGACCTGCCATAACAGCAGCTCGTCACTGTTGAGCTTGTCCAATATCGCTGGCTCCTCGGCCTGTTCTTGCGTCAACTTGCGCTTGTTCCACATCTTCTTGTTCATTTTGACTGGTCCTTTTGAACATGTTTAAATAAAATCCCGTAGTGGAGGGGCACAACCGAGGACCAGTCAAGTCGGCGGCAATACGTTCCACTACAGGAATTTATCCATGAATCGGAATATGAAATTGTTGGGCCATGCCTTTTAAAAAGACATCGCCGCCTTCATGGTTGACTTGACTGGTCAAAGCAGATTCTACACCTCCTTCTTGATTTGTGCAATCTGCGTAGCCTTCAACCGGTAATATCGCTTCTCAAGCCTGTCGCTGTATGCCATCGCCATTGAAGCGGTCTTGAAAAACATCTTCGAGAAATGCTGTGTCCTGAGCCTCCCAGGGATATCCACCACCGCCCGGTAAGCCTTCCCATACTTCAAAACCGCGATCTTCTCATATTTAGCCATGCTCTTCTCCTTTATAGGGGTTCGTAGTCCCTCAGGTCCACTGGTTGAAAGTATTGTTCTCTTTGCGCCCTTCGAGGCTTAGCGGTTCAAAATAGATTTAAAACGGTATGCAGTACCCGCACTCGCACTCCGGCCTCTGCCTGGCATCAATCGCCGCCAGGATGCGCCGGGCCTTCTCCTCCAGCCTCAGCGCCCGCACTTCGTCATACCGCACCCGGATCACCTTATGTTCAAAATTTTCCCGGCAGACATACACGATCCAGGCAAACTTCCACCCGCCGTAACGCATATAGAGCTGCACCTGGTCATTGTGCTCATGCAGTGCCCGGCTGTCCTTGCACACCAGCTCAAACTTGCTGCGTGTCACACTCTTGATCTCCAGCAGGTCACCCCACACGGTCTCCCCATCGATATGCCCGCGCAGCCGGTCGTCGAAATCCGACACCAGCTCGCGCCGGTTAAATGTGGCAATGCGCATCTCGCGCAGGCGCCGCAGCGTATCCTGCTCGAACAGGTAGCCCACATAGCACATCCGGTGCGCAAAGTCTGAGCGGTCCTCAATGCCCCCATCCATGAAACCGTCATACGCCTCGCGGATGCAGTGCGCCACCTGGCTCATTCCCAGGTAATGCCGGGTTTCCAGCCCGCTGTGCAAACGCACGTGGCTGTCGATCTTCGTCTCCAAATCCTTGGTTGTGATCATTCTGCCTCCACTACTTGTTGGTTTTGAACCATCTGTTTATGACTGGCGATCAGCCTGCTCAGCGCTTCCTCACCCGGCACCCAGGTGCGGATTTTCCCGCAGATGGAGCACCCGACCGTGGCGGTCACATAGCCCTCCAGGACCGCAAACACTTCCGGCTCACTCAGCAACGTCTCTTTGCCCAGTGACTTCGGATCGATGGCTTCGCGGAACAGGATCAACTGGCTCTGGCCGTGTCCCTTCCACTTGACCTGTCCCATCACGTGCCCGCCCGCGCACTTCCATGGCTTTGCTGCGGTTTTTAGCTGCGGTACATCACTCATGTTTCACCTCCTCCTCCGGGTCAGTCAGGCGTAATAAGATTTTCAAGACACTGGTTTCCTTGCGCAGCATATTCAGTTCTTCGAGTGCCGCCAGGATCCTGTCACCATATTCCGGGTGGCGCGACTGCTGGGCATTTGCCAGCAGCCACTCCTTCATCTCCTGGATGTCATTGTCTGCCATGGCTTTTCTCCATCCGCTCATCGTACTGGCTGCCTACCGCGCAGATCGCCCACAGCACAAATCCGCTTACTGGCAAACCTGCCAGGCAGATCAATCCCAGCAACAACCCAAGATAACCGTTCATGCCTTCCCCCTTTTCCAATGCTGCAGCGCTTCCCTGATCAGCTCCATCCCACCGCGGCCCAGCACCACGAACCGCGGCTGTACCCAGTCCGCCACCAGCAGGGACACGGCGTTGCCGTGTCCGTCCACAATATCCATGTATTCTTGGGCCCCGGCCGGGAGGGGATTGACGAATGCAAACTGTGGAGTTTCGCCCAGTTCGTTTGCGAACTGCAGCATGCCATCCTGGATAGCCTTCTTGAACTTTCCGCCTTCCGGCACGTACTCCAGCCAGTACGTGCCCAAGCTGTGCTCAAACTCCACCAGGATCAACCCGTTCTGCGCCTGCCACGCTCCGCCGCTGGCCCTGATCTTGATTGGTTCGCTCATGTTTCCTCCCAGCCAATCCAGATTTCTTCGGTAGCCCAGGCGGGCAGGTTGTGGATGATCTTCACGCCTTCTGCGGTCAGAGACTCTTCAATCGCTTGCGGAAAGCTGCTCGGCACGCCAATGCAACCGGGCTGCTGACCAGACTTATATTTGAAATCAAACAGACACTCACCTAAGAAACTGACCAGCCGGTTTATATCTTCCTTAGCGGGATTATCACGTGTGGCTTTCACGCGCGGTCTATCATCCCGATAGATGTACCAATGGGTTGTTTTGCTGGATTGATCCATATCAGCTCTCCAATTCCTTCCTGGCATAATCCCGCCAGTTACGCGCGCCGCGTTCGCTGGCCAGGTGATAACGATTCACGATGTCAGCCGTCTTCATCTGGCTGATTTCAGTCACTTCCTGCTCGCTCATGAAGGGTCTGGCTTTCCGCCAGTTGGTCGGTAAGTTACCGGAAAGAACAGTCGTTTCTTCGGTAACTTTCCGGCTGTTTCCCTTCCGGAATTTCGATCTTTCCGCCTTGCTTTCCTGTGCCTTGCGTTCACGTTCTCCCTGCCCGGCTCGCAGCGCCACGATCAGGGCGGAATTCAGCGCCAGCAGGCTCAGCAGCGCCACTGCCACAATCTCCACATACGGAAGTAAAGCCGGATCTGCAACATGAAAGAAATCCAGCATGGCATTCACCAGGATGATGATCACCACATAAAAGACCACCGCGGCCACGGCCAGCCGCAGCGGAGCTTCATCTTCTGTCTTCAACTTGGTTCTGTTCCAGTTCCAAAACTGGATCGCCGTGTGCACACCGGCCAGCCCGATGCACTCCACCACCAGCGCCACCACCACCACAGCCAGACCGTCATACCATTCGTGACCCTTGGTTAGATAGGTATAGGCGTTGTAGGCTGCGTAATACGTGGGAATCAGCGGCGCCATCCACGGGCTGACCCCGGCCACAAAGTTCAAAAGCGTGTTTTCTAATTTATTATTCATTGATCTTCCTTTGCTGACATCAACAATAAGGCTTGCAGGCTTGCACGCACGCACGCATGCTCACACATTCGCGCGAATGTTAGCGTGCAAACCCATTCGATGGGGTGGGGGAGTGGCCAGCCAGTACCTTCATAGCTGCCTGACCCGCCCGTGTCATAACGTAGCCCTGCGCCGGTGATTTCGGGTTACGCTGCCGGATGATCCCACGCTCCAACATCTCGGAGATCATCGCCTCATATTCACGACGGCTGAACAGGTTCCCCGCGCCCGTCCATTCGGGCAGGCTCATACTCCGCCCCGATAGCACGGCCTCGCAAAATGTCGCCATGCGATCATCGTCCACGTCAAATGATGCGCGGGTAGTGATGTCCTGGCTGTTATCCACCGTGCGCAGATCCACGTTTACCCGGTGGTTGGTCTCCGTGCCAATCTGGCCATCCTGATTGATATCCACATTGGTGACATGTTCAGCCAGGCTAATGATCTTCGCCCACTGCCGCTCCCACAATTGCATACCCAGCCACCAGACGATCAAAGCCACCACAAATCCACTCATCACTCCGTAAAATAGCCAATCCGCCACCTCATAGTGATTGAGCGCGTACATCGTCGGGATCGCCACCAGCACACCAGTGATCAGCGCCCGCACGAATGGCGTCCAGATGGTTGCGTGTTTCTCGTACAGATACGCGCCATCAGACAGCGCGGGCGGTTGTGTCTCAAACTGTTCATATTTTGGGGTCATTTTTTCACCTTTCCGGTTATGGTCACAACCAGGATAAGGATTAAGGCCAGCACGATGCCTATCCCAACACCTTGTAAATAATCGGTTGCCTGCGCCGGGGTCATTTACTCAATTCCTTAACGATCTTTTTGTCGCAGAGCTGCACAAACAGCATGTAGGCCAGCACGAGTACGCCGATGTCGTCAATTGGACCCCACAGCACCCAATCCACGGTCATAAAATAGACTGTGTACAGCGCAACCGGAGTAACCTTCGCCCAGAACGGCACGCGCCTATCCACCATCAACTTAACCGCCAGGGTCAGGTGCTTGGACACTTCATAAATGCCCTGGGTGACGATGTTGCCACCCTGCTTTTCCAGCAGGGTTGTTTTTTTACTTTGCCGAACGATATTGCCGCTCATCGTAAACCTCCATTAATGGGTAAGTCTCGGAATTTTCCAGCGTTGGGCGGTACCCGGGTCCCTGGATATAGTATGGCTTGCGGTATAGCATCCGCGGATGCTCATATTCCCATTCCCGCGCTGCCCGTGCGCGAGCCACCAGCACCAGCGTCACTCCGCCAATAATTGCTAACGCGATCACTACCCAGGCTGCCACCCACAGCGCCGCTGTCTGCGCCCGCGTCTGCGCGTCAATAATGGCGGCCTGGGCCTGCGCCTTGGTTATCTCAGTCTGCTGCTGGTAAATAAACGCCTGCCGGTTGGCATCCATATCCGCTCGGGCCGTGATCGCGCTGGCCTCCGCTTGTCGCACCGGGTCAAGACCGGGGTTATACGCGATCCCCAGCGCCGACGCGGCCACCACGATCACCGCTATCAACACCAAAACGACAACAAAATTATTCATTTGGCCTCCTTTCAGAATTTAATATCTGGGTTGTTGTATTCAATGATTTGTTTTTCAAATGCGTCACCGCGTTGGTAGGCCTCCCGCACCACCCGCTCAATGGCATCGCACAGCCTGCGCTCATCCTTGCCTTTTGGCAGTTGGGCAATCCCTGCCCGCTGCACATGGTGCACCACCTGCGGTTTTACCGGATGGCTCTGCTCATATCTGCGCTTTAAAGCGTTTTGGTGATGTTCTTCATTCACGTAGGCAGTTGACTTCTGTTTCGGGTCGTGCGTATCCGCTTCAAATTCCTGTCCACATCCGCACGCGCACAACCTCTTTACCATCCGACCCGCCGGGTAGCGCAGCGTCATGAAATGCAGTAGCTTATGAGCGGTGCAGCAATAAGAGTTCTTACGGTTGGAGCGGGCGGTTTTTTCACAGCCTGGCAGCGCGCAGATCTTCGTCACGCTGACCGGTATCTTGGGATGTCTGATCCGCCATAGCTTCTGGTCGTGATCACGGCAGCAGGTGGAAAGAGTGCGACTGGTGCGGGCCTCCAGCTCGCAGCCTGGCAATGCACATTTATTCATAGTTCACCTCGCAAAATTGCAATCATGGTCTTGACCGCTTCGCTCATCTGTTTGCGCATGCGCGCCTTCTGCCTGGCAGATTTGGTGTCTTGATATTTGCGATAACTGATCCGCCAGTAATGCTTGCAAAATGAAATTCTTGGGTCCAATTTGGCCGATTCCATCGGTTTTTACTCCGTATTCAGACTGTCCTTGTCGCAATTAATGAACTTGATGTACATTGGGCCCGAATCAAGTACATTGGAGGGCTCAAAAACCGGGCTATTTTCGGGAGTTTTTCGGCCGTTTTGACACTCTAAAACAGGCCTTGAAAAATGGCGCATACTGGTACCCTTCCTACATTCATATACATTTGGTTCATTGAAGAAGAAGGTTAAGAGGGCGTGCAAAGCTCCAATGAACCAAATGAACATCAATGAACCCCTTTTGCTGATCTGAAAAACAAAAAAATATTTGTTTTTTGCTTCCAGAGACTTGTTTCGGTTAAAAATAAAATATTGTTGCCAATCTGTCCGAATCAAGTACATTGGGTTCATTGGGTTCATTAATTGCGACATTGATAGTCCTAATTTAGAAGTCAATTTCTTCACCCTCCGCCATTTGCGCGTAGCGTTCCATATCGATCTGTTCAACCTTCGGGGCTGGCTTTTGTGCTTTGTTTGCGGTTTCTCGAATGGTCAGACCGTACTTCACCTTGAGCACTTCCAGCCGTTCTTGGCATGCTTCCGGCGCCGTGGAGCTTTCCAGGATCACAATGTAGCCGTTGCCAAGGCGTTTTACCGGCAGGCGCAGATCCTTGCGCGCGATATCGCCGATGGTCTTGGAACTGATCACGCTTTCTTCACGTTTCTTCTTTCTCTTCTGGCCATCCGCGGGCTGCTCATCAGCTTCCACTTCCTCTTTCAGCAGGCTTTGCGGGTCCTTCGTTTTGCCGGTGTTCATTTCATCCATCAACAGGTTGGCCACCTTACCCAGATCCGGGTAGCGCACATAGCGGATGTGGCCGTAATCTCCGGTATCTGCTTCGCGCACAAACCCCAGCGCCATGAACCTGGCTTCATCCAGGATGGCCAGGATGGCTTCCAGGATGCGCGCCTCAAAGGATGCTGCCTTGTCCCGCAGTTGTTCTTCATACAATGCCAGCACCACGCGCGTGACGCTTTCCAGTGCGGCGGGGTCATCTTTAACCAGGTATTTGATTGGCACCGTCACCTGGTTGGTGCGGGTGCTGACCCGGTCATCTTCCAGCTCTTCAGGAATATTGATGTTGGGCTGCCAGTGTTCCAGCCGCCAGCGCATATCCAGGTTGCGGATGCGCAGCGCATCCTCGCGCCAATCGTCCGACAGGCGCCGGGGGATGTTCTTGGCCTTCAGCTCGGCGATCTCTTTTTCGTAACAATCGAAGGTCACACAGCGGCTTTCGGTGGCCGGGTCGCCAAACTTGCCGTACATGGTGATCAGCTTAGGACCGTAAACGTTATGCACGATCGGTTCAAAGACGGTCAGCCCATCTGCGGTCTTGACCGAGGTCATGGTCAGGATGTTGGCCTGTTCTTTCATGGCGCTGACGTTTAACATCACGATGCGTTCGTCGAACTGGTCGGCGATGTCCATTTCATCCAGGAAGATCGTGCCTTTATAGATTGAGGCGATGTACTTCAGGCTGGCCGTGGAGCTGATACCAGTCGACCGGATCAGGCGATAGCACAGATAACCGGTGCGCAGCATGATGGCGCTCTTACCGGTGTCCTTGTCTCCGCGTGCGCGCAGGAACGGCAGTTCATTGAAAGCGTCATACACCCAGGTGAACAGGCTGTAGAACGCCGCCATTTTGTACATCAACGGATTGTCGAGCAGGAATGAACGCCGGTAGAAATTCTCATGAATTGCCAGTAGCGCTGCGGTATCGGTCAGATCACCCAGTTTGCTGGGGAACGACACCACACCGGCCCGCACGATCGCGTCCATTTTGGGAACCAGGCGCTTGCCATCAAGATCAAGATAGTCAGCGGTGCCAACTTTGCCATCCGGATCCCGGTAACATAATTCCGCCCGCTGGTTTTTCTCATCCCACAGGTAATCCACCAACCAGCCCTTATGGTTATCATCCTCAACTGGGTACCAACCACCAAAGGTGGGTTCTTCCGGCAATTCACTTTTGCGGCCCTTGGTTTGTTTCTTCTGGCCAGCCAGGGCGCTGTTGAAATCGCCAACAGTCATGCCCAGCTTGCGCGCCAGGCGTTTTTTATATTTTCCAAGCGTCTTTTCATCCAGTTGGGCGGCCAGGCTCAGGACCGCATCCAGCGATTCTTCATATTCCGGTGAGAAAGGTTCATCACCACGCGGTGCCAGGGCCCCGGCCATCTCTGCCACCCGTTCCACCAGCGGCGGGGCCAGTGTCATAAACGCCTGCACATGGGCGCGTTGATCCTCGGGCGTCACTTCTTCAGCCTGCCAGAGCTTCAGCAGATCATTGGCATCCACCTTCAACTCATCTTTCCCCATCGGTCACCTCACCGGAATCAGTAGTAGCAGCAAGCGCGTCATCTTCATCAACCTCAGCATCTGCTGAGGCTTTTTTTGGCGCAGCCGCAGCGCTTTCCCACTTGAGCAGCCTGGTCATGGCTCCAAAGGTTTGCGCCACCTGGATAATGTTCTCGCGGCCCGCCTTGTCATCATCCAGCGCCGCATATTTCGTTCCGCATTTCTTCAATGTTTCGGCCAGGCCAGCATCCGCTGATACCCCACACAGGGCCACCGCTGAATATCCCCACTGGCCCAGGCTGATGGCATCCGCCTGGCCTTCCACAATCAGCACCTGGGCTGTATTCCGGTGAAACTCATAGTTGAAGTAGCGCATGCGTTCACCCACCAGAGCATCCGGCAGGTTGTAGCTCTTTGGTTTTTCCTTGCCGATCAGCCGCACCTGTTCCGGGGCCTCCTTCAACATGCTCCACGAAAATACCTGTCCATCCTTGGCCGCCCATTCCAGCCTTCGTCCGCTGAAATACATGGCCCTGCCGCGCCAGATATGCGGGTAAACCAGGCATGGAATGTTGGACAGGCCCCAGATCCGGTCATCTTCCACCCAGTCGGGTGAACCGTCGTCGATGCCCTGGGCGCTTAGCCACGCACCCACACTGCCGCGCATGCCGATCAAAGCAACAGTAGCAGCATCGCGCAAATTCACCTGGTTCATTGAAAGTTCATCGGTCAAATCCTTGACCGCCTTGAAGGTTCCGCCCGAAAAACCCAGGCGGGCCTTGTGGATGGTTTCATCTGTCCAACCCCGCGCCCGGGCGTAAGCCAGCGCAGCCGGCGTCTCCCAGAGTTGTTTCTCAAACCAAGCGCAGGCGATCTCAAACACCTGGGCGCGGCTCTTCTGGTTCTTGGAAGCCTCAGTGTTGTCATCGCGCTTCCATTCCGGGATGCGCACGTTGTAGAGATCAGCCAACCAGACAGCCGCATCCCAAAAATCAGGCTTGCCGCCATATCTCTGCAACCAGGTGAAAACATCACCGGTCTCGAAACTGTGGGCGCCATCACCGGAATGCGCAAACCAGGTGTACTGTCCCCAATCCGGGTCTACCTTCAGTGAATCCGGTTTGCGACAGCTAATGAACCGTCCCGATCGTTTCGGATCGAAGCGGTATTCGCTGGTTTTCTCGATCACCTCCACCAGGTCGACTTTATCTTTGATGTCTTCGATGAACTTTTCCAATTCTCGCCTGTTATTCATGAGACCTTTTCTCCAAAATTGCTAGTTTTTTGCGAGGCGCTCACACACCTGCCTAGACCCAAAAACACATTCCTGGGCGCTGGTCAGCCACCCGTCAAGTTATGCGACCAACAAAACGTGCCCTAACCCGCCCCAGGATGCCCGGATCACGGTCATCTCGGCCAAGGTTGGACGCATAACATTAGTTCTACGTCCAACACCCGCCCTTTTCCCCAGCCCGCCCAGCCGTGCGGCCCTGCGCCAATCAAAAATGAACTTCGTGATTCTTACTACTACTGTCTTGTTCGTCAGGGGGCGCGGGTGCATGGCTACGCCTCCCATCGATGCGATTGGCCAGTCTGCCACTGCTGACCCATGGTCTTGTGCAGGCGTGCCAGGCGCTCACGTACCTGTCCAAGCCGCTCCTGCGCCGGGATCAGGACCGGATGCACTGCCGACGATCGGCGCATGGCCTGATCGATACGGATGGATAGTTCATCCATATCAACCAGCACACGATACAGGCAGGCCAGATCTTCCTCCACCTGTTCCCGGCGCTGTTGGGCATCGGCAGGCAGTGTGCCCAGTGGGTTGTTACTCACGCCTGGCTTTGGCATTGTCCAGTTCCTCATGTTCGTAAGACTTTCGCACCCGGTTCAATACCCAATCGAACCCATACGCAGCGCTGACAGCCAGTCCGCTGGATAGCACACAGGCCCACAGCGCCAGCAGGTGCTGCCATTCATCCGGCACCACGCCAACCTGCTGCCATTGGATAAACAAAGCTGATAAGGGCAGCACGATGCCCAGCACGCCCAGGATATAAGCCAGGATGCGCGGTATGCCGTGACCCATGATCATGCGCCACGGAAACCAATGCAGAACCATCTGGATCAATCCGCTGATCACAGCAGAGCTGATGATGGTGTTCATGGTCATCTCCTTATCCCATCCCGTGTAATTGCTGGTAAGTTTCCAGTTTTTCGATGCGCTCATCCAGTTTGCGAATACGCTCAGCCAGCTTCAGGTTCTCATCCAGACCAATCTTGCTGGCATAAGAGCGGAGATCAAACTGGTACAACGCTTCCCAGCGGGCCAGCATTTCTTCATGGAATTGCAGCAGTTCATCATGATGGTCCTCAAACCCTTCCGTGTCTTCAATTTCCCAGCACGGATCTCCGCACCAGTTAGCCTTCAGATCATCCAGTTCCTTCTTTGTTCGCTCAGCCATCACGCACCTTCCTTCTCACTAATGTCAAATAAATCCGCTCTTCATTCTGCTTTGGCGGTCGGCATGGATATGGTTGCGACATCTCCACCAGGTCATAAGGCCCATAATAGACAAGCCCTTCCTTAACCAATTCCGCCAAAACACCCGCCTTACCCTTCTCGGCCCAAACACGGATCCGCACAAGCGGACTGGCTGGATCGGCTGGTTCATCACTTAATTTGAGCCAAACGCCTATTTTGCTATCCCATATCATTCCGGCTTCGATCAAACGCGAATAAGCGTTTTCCGCATCGCCAGAAATCTTGAAACCAAGTTCTTTCATAGCCTTACAGGCTTGCGCATATTTCACGGTCATCTTTGCCATCACACACCTGCCTTCTCAAGTTTCTTCAACTTCGCTTCCAGCATTCGCAGCATCGTTTCGTGCCGATTACCAGGTGAGACTTTCACAAGAGTTATCGCCAGACGAATGATCCTTGCCTCATTCTCTTGAGGCAGAAGTAACTTTAGGTAATCCACAGATGTTGCGCTCAGATCCTGGGCGCGCCGGAAATCGTTATCTTCGTTCATGCTGTTGCCACCTAGCTAAAAAGAGAAAGTTGTCCGGCTTCGTGATTTTCCACATGCCGTTCGTTGTGACTAACTGCCCAGCCAGGTGCATGTTCAAACTTTTCACCGCATACAGGACAAGTCAGATCCATCCAATCGTCCACGTTCCAGCCGTAGTCCGTCAGGTACTGCTTCATAGCATCGGTATAAACTTTCATGCTGGCAACATATTCGGGATCCCAATTCTTGCCCTTACGCGTTTCATAAATATGGTTAAGCTTTTCGATTGTCATCATGCTCAGATCCCCAACACGCGCATAATAGTCGTCACAGCCACCAGCACCAAAACCGCGATTAATAGTTCCATCACATCACCTCCATAACCTGGTTCTTTCTACATTTGTCGCAGGCACTTTCTTTGTCGCAATATCCATGGCCCCCATAATATTTCTTGCCACAGACACAGCATGTGCCCGCATAAGCACAAATCTCCGCATTACCATTGCAGCCATATGGGCAAAAATTCTTCCGGCGGTATTTCATTACGTACAATATTTTTTGTTTCTGCCGAAAACTTATTTATTGCAAAGTCCATTACTTCCTCGATTGAATTGCTTAGTGCACATATCGCACAAACGCGAATACCGTTGGGCTTGCCATATTGCTCTCCGCCGAATAAATATAGATGCTCCCCAACAATGACTCTTTCGCAATGGGCGCAGTGATATGTTTTTTGCGGTCTCTTCACAATGCGCATCGAAATCATCACATCACCTCCACATACCGCAGAGTCGTCTCAATCCGGCTGTGCCGCGCCAATGCAGAAACTAATTCCATATCATCTCCTATCTGGCCAACAATGCCAGGAACGTACCCACCGCGGCCGCCATCACTGCCAGGACGTAAACAGTCAGGATGCGAACGCGCCAAATCATTTCAGATCCTTGATGTCACGGATCTCGCCCTGCAGCTCTGACCAGCGCCCGCCGGTCAGAAGGTCAACAAAGATGTCTCTGAGTGTCAAAAAGAATTCAATCATCCCAACCCCTCCGCCATGCGTGCCAGATCATCGTAGTGCGGCAGGGTGTAGCGCCGTGTCACTTCGATGCTTGAATGTCCCAAAAATGCAGCCACATCTGCCAGGCTGGAGCCATTGACAACCAGCATGCGCCCGGCCGTGTGCCTGAGCTGATGCGGGCTGATATGCCCAATACCAGCCTGCTCACTGAGCGCTGCCACAAGCTTCTGGATGCCGCGCTCTTGAAGAGCTTCACCAAACTTGCCAATAAATACATTGCCAAACTGTGTTGCAGGTCGCACATCCAGCCAGGCGCGCAAGGCCCGGGCGGCTTCATATCCGAGGGGGATGGTGCGGTCCTTGTTACCCTTGGCATTGACCACTTCGATCTTGCCGCTGCGCTCTCCCAGTTGGAGATCTGCCAGGCGCAGGCGCACAACCTCACCCTCGCGCATACCAGCCTGCCATAAGCAGGCCACGATGGCGGCATCCCGAATGGCCCATTGGTGGCCGGTGATGGATCGCGCATTGCGGATCTGCTCACTGACTGCCAGGCGCAGCTTCTTGTATTCAGGTTTGGTCAGGGATTTGGGCGCCAACTTCTGGGCATCCGCGCGAGTCAGGGTATCGGTGGGGTCATAGTCCAGCTCGCCGGTGGCGCGCAGCCAGGCAGCGAAAACGGACAGGCTGGCCACCGAACGGTTCCAGGTAGCTGATTTCAGTTTGAGCTCTGCTCGGCAATAAGCCTGATAATCGCGCAGATCCGGCCGGTTGAACATCGCCAGGGTAAAGGGCTGCCCGTACTCAGACTCGCTCCAGGTGATGAAGCGTTCCATGTCACGCAAGTACGCCTCAACCGTGCGCTCAGCCCGGCCGTGCTCCCTCAAATGAGTTTGGTAATTTTCTATAAGTTCCATGCGTTCTCTCCTTCCATTGGAGTTCCAGTTTGATCAACCACGATCTGTAGTTGGGTGCTACTCTGTTCTTGTGCTAACTTCAGCTCGTTCACCGCCGCCAGTTCCTCGTATTTGTGGATGATGCGCATTGCGCGCACCCAGGCCGGTCGCTGTTCAGGCGACAGGGGCACAAATAGAACGGTCAGGTCCACCGGCAGCGGATCGCGCACTTACGCCTCAAGCGGTTGACTTGGGCGGGCATCACCTGGCAGCAATTTGACGGCAGCCAGCTTTTCATACTCGGCATTCACCAGCTTGCGCACCAGCGCACCCTGGCCGCGCAGACCCATTTCATAAGCCTCACACAGCGCCTGAATACGCTTATGTGTTTCTTCATCGACCGGAATGGTTTTGTATGTCATTCGTTGACTCCTTTGAAAACAATTACAATTAGTTACTTTTCTATTCATTCACAGGAGGAAATCCCATGTACGAAATACTTTTGAAAAACTTGCAAGACAATCTTGGTAAAGCGATTTGGGTTGTTGTTCCTGGTGGTTTGATCAGCGGTGAAAAACTTGAAATACCGCATGAAGGCATCATTCTCTTGCACAACGCCATTTACTACACTGGCTCAACCCGGCTCGCCATCTCCGCCGCCGATGTTTTCATTGAGCATATTTCCGCCTTCGGCATGGGTGCGCCGATATTCAATCGTCTGAATTAAAGAGTTGTCTGCCAATTTCACGTAATAGCCATCCGCCAGGCGCACCAGCTTGTCAAAATCAATTTCCTTCTTTACTTCCAATCGAGTTCCATTGAACTCAATCGCCTGGGTTTTTATGGGGTGTGACCCCAGCCGGATAAAAAAATAACCTTCCTTTTCACCCTCTTCAATAATCGCCTCGATGATGAACTTCCTACCATTGCGCACCTCGATTGGTTTCTTTTCTTCTGCCATTGCATTGCTCCTTTTTGAAAGAATCTTTGCCGTATTGAATAAAATAGTCAACGTATTGAATATTATAACTAATTATAAATAATTGTCAATAGATTGAATAAAGAGGTAAACATGTTGATTACTCAAAGATGGATAATGTTCAATATGGTTAACGATTTGTTTGATTTCATAAACTGGGTACAGACAGCAATGAACGCAAAAGACATTACCAATGCGGATATTGCTCGCACTGGTTTCGTTAAGCCCGCTGCTGTAAGTATGTTTTTTTCTTTTAAAACAAAATCTGTTGGAATTGATATGTGTAAGGCAATTTCAGCGGCCACCGATATTCCCCTGGTGACGGTTTATAGAAAAGCCGGGCTGCTGCCCAATGTGACACTCACCGAAACTGAAGCCGAAGAAATCGCCGCGCTGATGTCAGAGATCACTGACCCAGATCTGCGCCAGGACGCGCATGAACAACTGGCTTTATTGAAACAAAAGCAAGCCAGGCGTAAAAATAACGGGCATACACTTTCGGGGAATGGATTGCATGACGCCCCCTCTTAATTCAGTAGATTTTGCGGTTTACAAACTCTTTTTACGCTATTTGATCGTGGTGCAAAAAAGTCGTATTGAGTTGCGCCACGTTGTTTTAACTGTGCGCGAAAATCCGCGCATGCTGGCGTTGTATGGCACCCTGGCCGGTGGGTTTGTAATACCAGTGTCCATACCGGTCATAAGTTACATTTTGAGTAAGAGATAAAAAAAACACCAGCAAAGGTGAGCAAATAAAAATAGAGTTTGGGAGATGAGATTGCATGACGTTACACAAAACTTCTTCTCAGATAAAAAATCTAAAAGAAACATATCTTACATTAAGAACAGAAATGGCGAATTTGGGCAACCAAAAATTATCCTTAGAAATTTCTGTTTTAAAAAGTATTCTTAATTGTAAACTCCCTATAAGCACAGTTACTTTTGAAAAAATGCGGCCCTCAAATATATTTAAGGATTTTGAAACACCACTTGTTTTACAAAAAGTTCCCCCGCTACCCAATCTTGGAGACTTTACAAATGAAGTTAGCGAACCCGACATGCTGGATAAATTACTTCCAGGTTGGCAAATACGGTATCAAAAAAAATTACAAAATGCTCATACGAGATTTGAAGAATACGAAATCAAATATGCGAAGTTTATGAAAGATCGTGAAATTAAACTCGCGCCATTTCATGAAAAATACGAGAAAGAGAAGCAGGAATTTGAAACTGAAGTAAAAAAGCGTAACGAAGATATTAATAATTTTATAGCTGACTACAATACGGGAAATCCAGATGCTGTATGTTTTTTAATTAAAGAAACTCTTAATGCATCGCAATACCCACAGGAATTCCCTCATAAATTTCGCGCTGTATATTTGCAAAAATCAAAAGAATTGGTGATTGATTATGAATTGCCCAATAAAGATATTGTTCCTATAATTGGGGAATATCGTTATGTGAAAACAAAAGATGCGATCGAAGAAAAACCACGCAAAAAAACTGAAATTTCAGAGATTTATTCTGAGGTGATTTCATCAATTTGTCTTCGATCAATTGCCGAAACATTTGAAACGGATCAGAAAAATATAATTCAAATGGTTGCGTTTAATGGTTTTGTTCACACAATCGATCCAGCTACCGGCAAAGATATTCGCCCTTATTTAATTTCAATCAGAACTTCAAGAGAAAAATTCACTGAAATTAATCTAAACAAGATTGATAAACGTGCTTGCCTTCGGAACTTGGGTGCTCAAGTTTCTCCTCAACCAAGTGAAATGCAACCAATAAAACCTGTAGTAGATTTCAATATGGTTGATAAAAGATTTGTCGAAGAAAGTAAAATCTTTCAGATTTAGAAAGCCGCCCTAACCTTATGGATCTCAATCCATTTGAATTTGAAAATCTTGTGAGTAACTTATTTGGTCAGATGGGATTTCAGGCCAAACTAACCCGCTCTTCAAAGGATGGTGGGGTTGATGCTATTGCATTTGACCCAAGACCAATTCTCGGTGGAAAAGTAATTATCCAGGCAAAACGTTATAAAAACGTTGTTCCTGTTTCAGCGGTACGTGATCTGTACGGAACGATGATAAACGAGGGAGCGGGGAAAGGTGTGCTGGTATCCACTAGTCATTATGGTGCTGATTCTTATGATTTCGCCAAAGATAAACCTATTGAATTGATTGATGGTAGTGGGTTACTTTATCTGCTAGACCAACAAGGTGTAAAAGCCCGAATTATTTTTCCAGAAGATTATATTTTGTGATGAGTTGCTCGAACAAGTTGAACAATAATGGAAAATAACAATCTTATGGATGTGAAAGATTTCATTGCAGATACACTTATTCAAATCATTGCCGGGGTAAAACAGGCACAGGATTACGCTTCCAAAAATGGCGCAATCGTAAATTCTGGCGACGACTCTCAGTTTAAACATATTGGTAATACACAACAAATTATTACAACTTTGCATAATATTGAGTTTGATATCCTCGTGACAACCTCCGACAACATTCACACAAAAGCCGGTGTTCAGGTATTTTTTCCAAGGTTAGTGGAAGCTGGCGGTGTCAGTCATAACGAATCAGGCGACTTTACTTCGAATCGTGTTCGCTTTTCCGTGCCGATTATTTTTCCTGAACAAAAATAGAAATTCGGTATGACCCCCTTCAAGCTAAATCCACCGCCCCTCGAACTTATGCCAGGATCAACCATCCTGGCATATTTGCGCGATTCGGGTCATGAGACCCAGGAACTTTCCATTGCTCAACAACAGCGCGCCCTGGAAGAATGGGCCAATCTGCACAGCCTGGTCATCACGCGCTTCTTTGTGGATGAAGCCCGGCGTGGCTCCAGCGTGGCAGGCCGCGAGCAACTCCAGCAGCTCATGTTCGCTCTGAGGCATGGAGCACCCGAAAAGGGAGTGGTGGTCTGGTCTTACAGCCGTTTCAGCCGCGGCCTGGATGAACCAACGCTTTACCGCTCGGAGATACGCACGCTGGGTTATACCTTCCACAGCCTGACAGATGACGTGCCAGACGGCCCGATCGGGCGCATCGTGGAAGCGGTGATTGACTACAAAAATTATCAATACCTGGTGGATCTCTCTATTGACATCCAGCGCGGCCAGCGCGATCTGGTCATGACCCACGGCTGCATACCAGGCACACCGCCCCGCGGCTTCAAGCGCGTGGCGGTCACACTTGGCAAGAGGCGGGACGGCACACCACACATCGCCCATCGTTGGAGCCCTGATCCAGACACGGCGCCCCTGGTGCTAAAAGCCTTCCAGATGCGCGCTGAAGGGGCAACGTTGTCAACCATCCGCGCGGAAACCCGTCTGTATAGTTCCATCAATTCCTTTGTCACCATGTGGTCCAACAAACTCTACATCGGCATCATGGAGTTCGGTGACCTGGTGATCGACAATTATTGTCAGCCGGTCGTGCCGTTGGATCTGTGGCAGCTCGTCCAGGACAAACAGCAAACCTTCAAAACTCACTCACATATGACAAGTGAGCTGGACCATCCGCGCCGGGTGGCATCCAGGTATTTGCTCTCTGGCCTGCTGCGCTGTACGCAGTGCGATGGTGTCGTCAATGGCAACACCTCCACATTTCGCGGCCAGCGCGCCACCGATACTTACCAATGCGCCAATGTTCGCAAACATGCCTGCAGCTCGCGCCGCATCCCAAAGCAGCTCCTTGAAGAAACCATTATCAAATCGGTAAAGGATTACATCTTGGATCCGGATGTAGCCCTGGAGCGCCAAAAGTTGGATATGGAAAACTACCAGGGTAAACAGGCTGAAACAGATAAACAGCGTGTATTGCTCAGGAAACGCCTGGTGAAATGCAGGCGCGCCTTGAACAATATCAGCTCCGTTTTGAAAGAACGCAAACATTCGCCCACGCTGCTGGCCCAGCTGGATGAGTTGGAATCTGAACAAACCAGTCTGCTCAGTCAGATCGCGCAGCTCGAACGACCAGCGCCGGTGGTCAACCTGGACAGATCCGCACTGGCCAGGCGCGCTGAAGCCATTATCAATTTATTCGACAGCGGTTCCTTGGAGGAACAACATGCCGTATTGCATGGAATTATTCAACGGATCAAAGTTGAAAACAAAGATAAACGTATTCGAGGTGTTGTCTACTACTATTCCCCCAGCCATGATCCGCCTGCTGTGTCTATAGCCTTGACCCCACCTGGGGCACCTAGATTTATACACAGCATTACGTTTGATGTTTGGTATAAAACAGGCACGCCACGCAAAAAGAAGAAGGATCAGCCATAAGCTGATCCTTCTTCTTTTTGCGTGGCGTGGTTTTTTCAATCGAGTCATTAACTTATTCTCCTGAACCAGTCCAGTGAGATACTCACAACCGCTGTATAGGCGTAAACTCCGATACCGATAAACTGTGGATTGGTCGTGTAACTTGCGTCAGTAACACTGTATAGTTCCACATAATTCCAGCCATCGCTTGATGTTCTGTAATGGATTACGTTATCGGCGGTATGCTCAATCTCGAAATATGCCTCACGAGTATAAATATTCATACCTTTTGCGTTTTCGCCTGAATATCCATCCCACCCGGCTGGTGAAAAGAAATCTATGATTACGCCATTAGTATTGTGATCTATCCAGCCTAAATAACGAGTTTTATTTGTATCTCCATCCCGAACTCCAAAACAAAACGTCGGGTAGTTTAGGTAGGGATAGTTACGGAAAACCTTACATCGGAATTTCCATGTTCCAGAGGGTAAGGGCTGCTCTATAACACCAATAGCACGATGAGATGTACCTGTACTTGGCGAGGCTATATTGATAAGTCCGTGCGCAACAGTATGGACTGCAGTCTGCATATTCTGAGTAGTCCATTTAGAATCCAGCGAACTTCCTTCAAATTCATCATCCATCGAATCTGGTGAAGTAGGTGGATTGTCAGGGTTATCAGTAATCCACGCGGGCAGAGAACCACCACCACCACCACTACCAATAGTGGCATATAGAGTATCAAAGTATGCTTTCAAAGATGTCTTAATGGAAGGCCAACTTATCTTTTTCAGCAGAAGAGATGAGGAAAGACTACCAAAACCGCCTTCTGTTATTCCCATAAAATCACTATCGTGTGGTGTAGTTTTTTCAGCAGACGATAAAATAATGCGAGTGGGGGCAGTTAGATCAACATCTAAATTTGTTATCTTTTGTCGGCCCATTACGAAATTCTCCTGAACCAGTCATAGGACGCATCCATTCCCAAAGGATTCCAGCGATGTACTGCAATTCCAACTTGATTTGGCGTTGTTGCTAAATAAGCTGATTGAGGATATGCAAAGATCGTGAAGTAATTTATCCCATCAGCGCTATGTCTAAAAATAAAGTTCGTACCATCGTACTCTAATTCCATATACCATCTGTTTGACATATACCAGGCATCGGTATCTACCTCTCCGATATATGTTTCCATATTGGAACACAACAAAACTAAAGGGGCAAAATATCCGTGGGCACTATGGTGGATCATGCCAAACCAACAGACTTTACCACTCACGGAATCTCTCACGTAAAGTCCAACACCCATGTAATTAGAGCCGCCGCTATTTAAGGAAGCCCGTGTTCTAAATTTCCAGGCACTTCCAGATATAACTTGCTCCAATCCCTTTAACCGTTCACTTGGAGCGGCTGCCTGTTGAAATCTGACACTACCGCCAGAAACAGTCCAGGTATATGTTCCCCCACCTTGCTGTGACCATTTGGAGTTGAGTGTTGTTCCACTGAATTCATCATCCATTGAGTTTGGCGAAGATGGGGGATTATCAGGATGATTCGTTATCCATGTTGGCAGAGAACTGCCGCCTCCACCACCACCACTACCACCACTACCGGGGGTCATACACAGTGCCAGCAGACTATTTGTGTCTGATGTTGCTGGCGTAAACGCAAGGGTAAATCCAAGACCATCAGAGTCGAGTGTCACATCGCTTGGACTTTGAGTAACACCATCCACCATAACGGCAATCGAACTACTCGCGGTTGTAATGGTAAAGTGGGCTGTGCTTCCTATTTGCGATGTACAGTCTACAAGTATTCCAGTAAGAGAACTTCCGCCACTACTGCCACCTCCGGCAGGAGTTGACCAGGTATCATCATCTTTCAGAAACTTTCCCGAGGGAGTCCCAGTTGCGGGGACTCCGCCCCGTTTAGTCGCAGAAATGTTCGGTAATCTATCCCCATCAACCGTTCCACTAGTGAGATCGCCACCAGAATGGTAGTGAACCAGTCCAGCGTAGATTGTATCGAAATATGCTTTCAACGCAGACTTAAGACTTGACCAGGTTATTTTCTTGAGAATATTAGATGCTGCGCTATCAACAATCCCAAAATTATCGGCATCGATTGGAGTGACCTTTGCGGTTGTCCCAGCAATCACGGCGCCCAGCGAGGAGGCGGTTTCCCCGGAGGAACCTCCACCTGCGTCTGCTCCAGAAAAGCGCAAATCAACAAAATCATTGACCTTCTCTGCTTTTCTTAATACGGTCTGTCCGTGAAAGAGTTTGACTGCGTACAGACAATGATCTCCGGTGTTAGGCGCCGGGATATCGGACACTGCCATGACAGCATAGCCAGCGCTCACATCTGCGCCATCTCGTACCGCATACGCGCCGGTAGAGTCAACCACGATTAATGCATACCTGGCATATCCTGCGGTGGATGGCAGATGGCTGGTCATATTTATATCTGACTTCTGCGTAAATTGTTTCCAGCCACCGGCGATGCGATATGTGCCCGGATAAATCTCTATCGTCATGCCAGTTTTCGGGAAAACCAGCCCGGTCAGGAACTGTTCGGCCATAATGTAGATTGTATTGATCCCAGGCCAGGTCATCGTGTCATACGGTATGACTGTGCTGGAGGCCAGCGCAGGCGTGGTGCTGCCCCTGCCGCCGTAAACATCCCAGACGCTGAGCACCTGATCCAAATAAGGTAGCATATCGTCCCGCCCAACAATGACGGGCTGCTGGAAGACGTTGGGGACTCTATTATTCAGCACCTGCATGATCTTTCCGCTCACCAGGGTGACATAGATCATATTGGACTTA